TAATAACTGACGCGCTAACGCTTGTCGGGTCAGCGATTGTAAACAATCGCTCGACCTAATAGATAAACTAATAATTAAAAATAAAAATTAGAAGCAAGAGTAAGATCGCGTTAAATCGCGTTAGAAAGCTTGCATATAGAATTGAGGACAATGAATAACATGAGAAAGATAAATAAGAAGAAGAGAGAAGATTGGAAAAAAGATATGAGTAAGAAATTAGAAAGTAATATAGCCTCCTACGTTTCCGCAGGAGGTGAAATAGAAAAATTAGATAGTATAAAACCAATTAAAGAAATAATAATTGGAGAAAGACCCTTAAGATTTAGGGACTTCAAGAGGGTTAGTAGAAGAAGGTTCTGGAGCTAATGGATTAAGTAAACCAAGCTCACGAGCCTTGGCAGAATTAGATGGATCTTCAATAAATTGAAGAAGATTAGCAGGTTCATTATCAAAGAACTTGCGAGTAGTAGCAGGAAGAGCATCAAAGGCCGCTTGGGCTTGAAGAAGTTGATCTTGAGCAGTCAAAAAGTCATTAACATTAGAAAAATCACCATAAGAAGCAAGACGAGAAGAAGAAGGAAGAACGCCAGTCTGGCGATACTTCTTCATAATATTGTTAATATCACAATCATCCTTATGAGCTTGAAGAGTACGAGAAGGTTTAGAAAAAGAGAGTTGGACACGTTTGTGTTGTTTTTTCATTAGAACTTATCCTTACGTTTGAGTTTGTATTGTTCAAGAGCCTTCTGATGAGAACGCTCAACCTCAGAAAAACCTTGAGCAGGCTTGGGAGAAGATTGTAAACCATGCTGTTTAGCAGAATTAGAAACAGACTTAGTAAGATTTTCAAGAAGACCACCTAAACGGTTAGTAGCCTTAGAAGCAAGATCATCAAGAGGCTCATACTTAGCTTGTCGCTTAATCTGCTGACGAGTAAGTTCAGTTTTGGCAATAGTATTAGCAGAATTAGCCTTATTGAGATCAATCTGAGAAATAGAATTAGCTTGAGCAATGTCAGCTTGTTGTTTAGCTGCATTGGCACCAGTAATAGAAGTATAAGCATTAAGAGCAGCACCAGCGAGACCAGTCTTAGCCTCAGAAGAAGTAGAAGCCATAGCACCGCCGGGAGAAGAAGCACCACCCTGAGCATAAGCAAGCATAGGGTTGATACCAGCGGCTCTCATATCAGCAGTAGCACGTTGATAAGCAGTGTTAGACATGCGTTCCTGAAACGCCATCTGTTCACGAGCATTGGCACGGTTTTGTTTGTTCTGTTCAGCAGCAGCTTGAGAATCACCAATACCAGGAATAAAAGAAGAAAACTTATCATGGAGCGATTGACCGCCAGAATCGTAATCGAAGCCACCAGTCATAATAGAAGATGGCTTTTCGAAAAAATTTGAAGGACTCCATGATAAACCCATAACTAATCCTTAGAAGTGGTCAATAAGACCCGGAACACCGTACATAGGCATAGGGCGAACACAGTTCAAATCAAAATAAGCATCCATCTTAAAATGTGGCTCAGTAGGAGTAGCAATCACACGATCAATAGGAGGATTCTCTTCGATAAACTCAGCATTCAGAACTGGTAAAGTAGCAAAGTCTTGAGCAAGATGCCAAATATCGAGAGACTGAGCAAAATCAGATCGAAATTGCGAAGTAATAATAGAAGGGCGATAGCGATACTCACCATAACGTTCTTGATAACCAAAAACATTGTCATCGGCAGCAGTACCTTGAGCGAAAATTTCCTTATTGAGAACGGCTTGTTCTCCAATATGAGAAAGAGCTGGCCAGTAATAATCGAAACGAGTTTGGCGCGACCACATACGATTGAGAGAGTTTTGGTATGTGAGATCGGCACGAGCAGAAACAAAACCAATAATAAATCCGTGTTCAGTAAATGATTTGGAAAAACGAGCACCAGAAGTAGAAACAACACCAAAAGCAGCAAGGTTAGCTTGAGGAGAATTAGCAGTAGACTCAGACTGCTGAGTAACAGGATTAATAGTTACACGAACTGAATCAGTTGCCAGTAGCTCCGGCCGTTGCAAACGGGCGTCAGGTGACGTGACTCCGAAGTGGCTCCGTACGATTTCCGTATAACGCGTTCCGCCACGAGCATCACGCTCATAAAGTTTCTGGATTTGAAAAGCTTCACGAAGTTGATTGATAGTTGCAGCAGTAGCAGCAGAAAGATCAGCTTCTAAACCTGTACCTAATTGACCAAAACGAAGCTGACCAGTACCAGAAGGAGCACCACCATTAATGACAACTGCAGTAGTAGTGCCAGAATGAGTTAATTGACGATCTTTTACAGTAGAAAGAGTTGAATCCCAATAAGTAGGAAGACCGTTAGGAATAACGGGAGCAGAAGTACCTAAGGGGAGTTCAACAGCAGGTCCCTTTTGAGGAAAAGGAAGACAAGAAGTAAAATAATCGTGACGTTTACCACGACGTACTAAAGGAAAGTTAGCTTTAGGATCGGAACCATCAGAGCGGTCAACAATAAGAGAATCTTGTAAGTTCTGATCGCGAAACCACTCGTTCCAACATAAATTCATGCCGCGGAACGGCAAAGCATTAACTTCAAGATTAGCAATCTTGGTAGGAATACCAGCATAGTCAAAAACAGTAGAGTTGGTAAAACCACCAACACCAGAAGAAATAACAGGAACTAGATAATCTGTAGAATCACCGGGATCTGTTTGTTCACCATTGAAACGTTGCCAGTTATCCCAGACAAGACGGTTAGGAACAAAGAAATAAAAAGAATCAAGAAAAATATTGTCCATGATAGGAACAATAGGAGTATTTAGACGACCAAATAAATGTTGAGTCATAGTAAAAGTATCACCAGGAAGGACCTCATCAACAAAAATTGGAATCAAATAACCAGCATCGAAAGTACCTTTCCAACCAGAAGAACGTTTAAAAGAAGAGCGTGGAATTTGGGCATGGGGAACTTGAGCAAAGGAATGATTGCCCGTAGATTGAGAATAACTTTTGCTCATGATCGCCTCACAAAAATATTAAAAAGTAATAAAAAAAGATTTATTAAAGAAGAAGATGATTGCAAGTAATCATGATGTTGGTCATTCACGTTTCATCTCCAAAGCAGTGCAAATTGATATCTTGGCAGAGTGAAGTTTGATGGATCCGGTAAACTCATCAAAGTCAGCAATCTCAAAAAGAGTAAAGTCAGAAGGATACTTAGAAAAAGTAGACTGACCGTCATTAACGGTTTCAGTAAAAGAACGAATACACTCGCCTTTATTACGAAAATAGAAAGGGTTAGTATAAACTTCAGATTTAGAATCATAAACGGTATACATTTTAGGCATTGAGAACTCCGATGTTCTTATAGTAATTAACGATACGAGAGTCTAATTCGGAATTTTGAGAATGTCCATTTAAGGTATAAGAACGAGACTTATGGCATAGCATCTTAACTTTATGAATACGAGTAAGTTCTTCTTGAGTAGCAGAAAAAGAATCAATACAAGAAGATTCACGTTCTTGCTTAACAGCTTCGTATATGGCCGGATGATTCTTTTCAAGCCATTTATCATAGTAACGAGGAATCTTATAAGAATTTTGAAAATCACGAACACATTTATTGTTATAAATTTCTTCAAAATATTGTTGAACAAAACGAAGACCAATAGCAGGCTTTTTAGACATGCGGGCAAACTCAGGTAATTTGCCTTTATAATGAGAGTCTTGGGCTTTGCCATTAACTTTTTTTAAAACATATTTAGCAGTATATTGAGCACCTTCTTTAGAAAAATCAGAAATAAGAGCATGACCTTGACGCCAAAGCTTAGTCAGATAATCAGAAGTATAAAATTTAGATAGATTAGTAGCAAAATGATATTTGCGATCAGTAGAAAAATCATAACCAAAAAGAACAAGGTGGTAATGAGGACGAGAAAAATTCTCTCCATACTCACCACAATAGAAATAAGAGACTTTAAGACGGGTGGATTTGCGAAGACGTTTAATAAATGCAGTAACGTCATCAGGACGAAGAGAACCATCAGAAGGTAAATGAGACTCATCATAAGTCAAAGTCAAAACACAATTAGCAGTATGAAACTTAGCTTCATTAAGCATTCGAATAGTCTACATCTGAGTACGCTGAATACGGCATCCCATACATTGACCACAGGGAGGAAGCAAAGAAGAGGATTGATTGTCACTGAAGGTTATAGAGCCATCGGAAGCCCTAAAAGCCTTCAGCGGGCTGAAACATTCCATTTACAGCCGAATCCCACCACGCATAGGGGAAGGAGCCACGTTTTTCTTTAAAGTTTTAGAAGCCGTACGAGAAAAAAGACGTTTTGAAGAAGATTTTTTTAACTTTTTACGAATTGCCACGGTGCATCCTTAGGGTAGAGGGGTAGTAGAGGGTTAAAATAAAACCCTCTGGGCACAGTATACATCAAGTAAGGATACTGTGCCAAAGAAACCAAGTGGAAAAAGAAAGCTTCGACACGGCGCTTTCTTTCAAAAAGGTAATTTCCATGATACCTAATATTGTAAGAAGGAAAGAGAACGAGACCGGAAACGGGAACGGGAACGGAATCGGGATCGGGAACCGAGACCGATCATCATAAGATAGTCAGTAGTAATAACTGACGCGCTAACGCTTGTCGGGTCAGCGATTGTAAACAATCGCTCGACCTAATAGATAAACTAATAATTAAAAATAAAAATTAGAAGCAAGAGTAAGATCGCGTTAAATCGCGT